CTGACCCCGCTGGGGTGGCGGTTGTCGGTAGTGCTGGAGACGACGTGAACCGATGGCCGATACTTCGGACGTGCAAGCAGCTCTCGTGTTGCTGGTGGGTGGCGTGCTTTACCCTGCCGGCCTAGCGGGTGCCGGCGGTTACGATCAGAGCGGCGGCTACGACCTCGGCTCTCTCGCTTACGGCGATCTGTCGAACCTTGTGACCAGTAGTGCGGCCGGTTTGCCGGTGCGCGTCTATCGTGGCTGGCCGGTAGCGGAACAGCTCGATATCGATCTGGATAATGGGATTGCGCACGTCACGGTGTTCGAGCAATCCGGCATGACTCGACTTTCGGGCGGCAATCTCGATCCGGACATCTCGATCCCAGCGGTGAGTACGCTTACGGCGAGCGTGACCGGGAACGTGGTGACGTTCTCTGGCACGTGCGCGGCTGGGCAGCTCGCCGGGGTCGAGTTCGGGGGGACGAGCTGGTATTACCCTGTGCAGGCCGCGGATACGCCCGTTGTCGTGGCGCAGGCGTTGGCGGCGGTGATCGGCGGTGGAGCCTGGCTGCTTGAGAGCGGGGCGGCGATCACCGATGGGGCGGCTAACCCGATCCTGTCGGCCGGCGGTGCCGAGGCCTCGGTCGGCGGCGGCGGAACCGGCGCGCTGATAATCGATACCACGCTGCCGGTCATCGCGCGCACCGGACAGGCAGGCCTGTCGCGCCGGCGTCCGCGCGAGCAGGAGCAGGGCTACTGCATTACCTGCTGGGCGCCGGATCCGGGGAGCCGGGATGCAGTCTGCTCTACGCTGGACTCGGTGCTATCGGACACGCGCTGGCTGCAATTGCCTGACCAATCGGCGCGGCTGCTGTGGCACAGCACGCGGAGCGACGATGTACCGTCGAAAGCCCGGCTGTGGCGGCGCGACCTGACCTATACGGTGCGCTACTGGACCACCCGGACGACGGCCGCACCGCCGATGCTATGGGGCGGAGGCCAGCTCTCCGGCATCCCGTTCGGCGACGTGGTGCCGGGCCCGGCGACCAGCACCGTCTATGAGGATATCGGCGGCAACCTGCTGACCGATAGCAGCGGAAATCTAATTGGAGTGCCCCCCGGGTGAGCGGAACTTATGTCCCGGTGTCGGTGTCGGTGATCGCTGCGCAGGCGGCCACAATCATTGCCGGCAACGCATATGCGGGGGTGGACTTGTCGGAAGCGTCCGTGACCCCGCCCGACATGGGACGGACGCAGCTCTTGGCGATGGCGATTTCGGAGCGCCCCGGTATCTCGCTTTCAGCGTCCAATGCGACCGGAAATGGTGTGACCGACGATACCGCCGCGATCAATATGTTCCTGGCGAGCTTCACGGCCGGTGCACGCGTGTCGCTGCCGGCTGGCAAGTTCTATCTGATCAACAGCGGTAACCTCGTGGTCCCCGCCGGAGTGACGATCGAGGGTTCCGGTAATCCGTTCGCGCTTGGCGGCGCGGCGATGCTGGCGGGCTGCGGGTTCCTGCTGAACCCTGCGTATTCGATCGTCATGGGCGATCACTCATCGCTGCGTGGCGTGCGTGTGCTGCGCACAGGATTGCTGGCCAGCCCCACCGCAGCAGAAGCGATCGCGTCAATCACAACCTGGGGCGCCGAGAGCAGCGTTGGCATCTCAATCCCGCTGAACATCAATGGTGTGGTGATCCATGATGTCGGGATCGTTGGCTTCAACACCGCGATCAAGGCGCAAGCCGGCGACTTTCATCTGCATCGCATTTGGATCGACTGCTACAATGGCGTGGCGGTCACCGATGCGGGGGACAATCACTATCTATCGGAGGTCCGCTGCGAGCCATTCTACTGCATTGATGGAGGTGTGCCGGCTACTGGCGGAACGTGGGATCGTCCAGGTGTGGCCTTCAATCTGTACGGCGGGAACACCGGCGGTACTCTGGACCGTTGTTTCAGCTTCATGTGGCGGACCGGCCTGGTCATCAATGCGATCGGCGTGACCCAAATCACGGGATGCGGGTTCGAGGTGCAGGCGAGCCTGCTCAACGGCGCCAATTCGAGCGCCACGGCTGGCGTCGTCTTCACTTCCGGGACTCATAGTTCCGAGATCATTATTGCAGATTGCTATCTGAACGGATTTGGAACAGGGGTGAGTTGGGGTTCGTCCGGCGAGATGACCTGGACGGGCGGTGGTATCATCATTGCGGATGATGGCCATGCGGCGGGCCACGTGATCACTGGCGCGGGTCAGCCCGTATATGGCGGCTTCTACCACGTTCAGTTCAATCTTGGTGGCAACACGGCGGCACCCCCGATTTTCACGGTGGCGTCGGGGGCTTATGCGGTCAAGATTGTTTGTCCGTTCATTACGAATGGCACATTTGCAGGCACCTGGATCAGTCTTCCTGGGGGTGCCACCAACGGCCAAGTTGACATCATCAATGCGCATGGCATCAACGGGGGGGCACCAACCGCAGCAACTGTCCAGACGCACTTCAACGAGAAGGTCTGGGCAACAAGCGACAGCAGTGTTGCTGTTATCGACGGTAGCCCATCGGCCTCGATTTGTGCTGAGTCGAGCACATCCGGTGCGGCGAGCGCGCAGAACCTTGCGCTCTGGCGGTCGGGGACTCAGATCGGCTCATTGCGCACGGTCCCTGCCGGTGGCTATCAGCCTGCCACGATATTGCAGACTGATCTCGCCAATGGGTCGCTCGTACTGGCGCCGAATGGCGCGGGTGCGATCATGGCTCAGGTGCCGGATGGCACGGCGGCCGGAGGCAATTCCCGTGGCGGTGGCGTAGTCGATCTGCAGACGAATCGAAGCGTCGCGTCGCAGGTGGCTTCCGGCGGGCGATCGGTGATCGTCGGCGGCGGCGGCAACACGGCATCCAGCACGTTCTGCGTAGTCGGCGGGAACAGCAACAACGTCTCAGGTGGGACCTCGGTTGCTTTCGGGTTCGCCAATCAACTGAGCGGAGCGAATTCATCGGCGCCGGGCGGCGCGAACGCCAACGATCACGGGCGCATGGGCGTACTTCTGTGGAGTTCCAATACAAGCGCGATCCCCGGCACCCAACAGAGTGCCAAGCAGATACTCGGGGGCTCGAGCAACGGCGCTACGCCAGTCCGGCTGACGGCCGATGGCCAAGCGGCCGGCGCGGCGAACACCATGAACATTCCGAGCAACACTGCTTATGCGGTTCGGATCGTTGTGGTGGGGCGCCACGTCAGCGCGCAGGACGTGGCGGTGTGGCGGCTTGATCCGGTCGTTGTCTCGTGCGGCAGCGGTGCGAGTACCGTGAACGTTGTAGGCGGTGGGACCGCGATTTCGCCGACCGTGTCGACGGGCACCGTCACCGGTTGGTCGATCAGCGTGACGGCTGATACCACGAATGGTGGCCTGAACATCACCGCCACCGGTACTTCCGGCTACGTAATCGACTGGACCGCCGAGGTGAGCGGACCCGAGGCCGGATAGCGCTGGTAGCGCCGGTCGCAAACAGGAGAGAGTGACAGATGCCGATCATCCAAGCGGGCGCGCTCAACACGACCGCGCTGGTGGTGCCCGATCTCTATGTCCAGATCGTGCCGCCGCAGAACCTAGTTATCAACGGTGTGCCAACCAACGTCATTGGCGTGGTTGGCACGGCATCATGGGGACCTGTCGGCCAACCGACGACCGTCGGCACCATGGCGGAATACGCCCAGCAGTTCGGGCCGGTGATGAACCGGAAATACGATATGGGAACCGCGGTCGCGATCGCAGTTCAGCAGGGGGCGCAGGACTTCGTGTGCGTCCGCGCGACTGACGGCACCGATGTCGCCGCCTCCGCGATCTTCAACGGCTCCGTCACCTCCGATTGCTCTTTTGCCGCAACTTCGCTCTACACGGGCTCGCTCGCCAACGGCGACGTGCTGACACTGTCAGTTGGCGGTGCATCCGGAACCTACAACCTAACAGTGGTGCGACCTGGCATGCCGGGCGAGCTCTACACTGGCATCACCGGCACCGGCGCTGCGTTCTGGACCAACCTCATCGCAGCCGTGAACACCGGGGTTGGCCAGTTGCGCGGGCCGTCGCAGCTTGTCGTTCTGTCGGCTGGCGCGGGAGCCAATGCGAGCGTCAGCCCGTCCAGCCTTACGCTCCCGGTGTCCATCACGCTCGGCTCCGGTGCCAGCGCGGTGGCTGGCAGCGACGGGGCCAGCGCCGCAACCGCCACGACGTTGATCGGGCAGGACATCATCCAGCGCCAGGGCATGTATGCTCTGCGCGGACAGGGATGCTCGGTCGGCGTGCTGGCCGACACGGATACCTCCAGCACCTGGACGACACAGGATCAGTTCGGGCTTAGCGAGGGCATCTATATGATGCTGGCCGCTCCGGCCGGGTCCGTGATCCAGAACGGCAGTGCCGGAACCGTCGATCTCAAGAACGCGGCCGGACTGAATGATTACGCTAGCAAGCTCTTGCATGGTGACTGGATTTATTGGAACGACCAAACCAACAACGTGCTGCGGCTGGTTTCCCCGCAGGGCTTCGCGGCCGGGCGTTTGGCCAATCTGTCCCCCGAACAGTCCGGGCTCAACAAGCCAATCTACTCCGTGGTGGCGTCGCAGAAATCGGGCGTGCCGGGGACCGGACAGACGGGTCAATATGCGTTGGCCGATCTGCAGCTCTTGATCGAGAACGGCATCGACGTAATATGCAACCCGCAGCCAGGTGGATACTATTGGGGTCTGCGGGCGGGCCACAACTCATCAACGAATGCGTCGATCAATGGCGACAACTACACGCGGCTGACCAACTATATCTCGGCCAGCCTGGCGGCCGGCATGGGCATCTACGTCGGTCAGGTCATTAACTCGACGCTGTTCCAGAACATCCGGGCGACGTTGCTGGCCTTCCTGCAAAATATGCTCAGCCAAGGGCTTCTGGGTTCGCTCGATGGCAGCACCCCGTTCTCGGTCATCTGCGACACAACGAACAATCCGCTGTCCCGCACGTCTATCGGCTATGTGCAGGCTGACGTGCAGGTGCAATACCAGGGGATCAACGAGAAATTCATCGTCAATCTGCAGGGTGGCACCACCGTCCAGGTGACGACGCAGACGCTCCCGACTGGGCAGGTTGGCTCGTGACCGCCGCCGTTCCGTAACCCTCGTAACCTGATGGAGGCCGGTGGTGTCCGGTACATACAACAATGACTTCTCACTCGGCAATGACTGCCGAGTAGTGCTGATCCTCGGCTCGCTGGGGCGGCTAGATTTCTCTCATGTGATCGGCTTCGCTGCCAACCAACTCGTCAAGAAGCTGCGCGTGCCTGTGCTGAACTATCCACCGCTCGGCCGCGACATACCGGCGGGCTGGGAAGGGTCGTTCGACGTCGAACGTGCCAACAGCGTGGTGGACGATATGTCGGTCACGCTGGAGGCGATGTTCTGGAATGGGCAGCGTCTGCCCACCGGGCAGCTCTATCAGTATCTGAACGAGGTGGACGGATCTGTATCCACCTATCTGTTCGAGGGGGTCACCGTGAACCTACGGAGCGCGGGCACGTTCCATCAGGAACAGACTGTGAAACAGACGGTTGAGTTCTTCGCACGTCGCCGGGTGCGGCAGTAATGGGGGAGGCGATCGTCAGCACTGATGCGTCAGGGCGGCGGCTTACGCTGCGAGCGCTTTCGGCGCGCGAGCGGTTCGAGCTGTTCAAGGCAATTCCCAACGAGCAGCAGGGCAATCTGTCGTGGATGGGGTGGACGCTCGCCGCCTGCAGCGTACGCGCAATCAATGACGTGCCGGTGCCAATGCCCACCAACGAAAAAGAGATCGCGGCCCTTGTTGCCCAGCTCGACGATGATGGGATCGAAGTTGCGCAGCAGTTCATCATAGATCGGCAGAACGAGCGGGCAGCGCGAGCAAAAAACTTACCCGGGACTCCGGCTTCCGAGAATGCCTCTGGCTCGTGAAGAATGGGGTCCCTTACGACGTTGTGTTCGAGATGGGTGATGCCGATCGGCTTGCCCACCTGATCGTGTTCGGCGAATACGAAGGCAACCACTGGAACTGGCGACGGATGGGTTGGGAGGAGCGGCCATGAGGAGTTTCGACCTTCCAGACCTTGCCGCGCACCTCGACAGTCTGGCGGCTGGCATCGCGGCTGAAGAGCGCGTTCTGCTCGATTGCGCTGCACAGCTGATCAAGAAGGAGGCAAAACAAGCGATCGGGCAGCATCAGAACGCGATTGGAGCCTCGGCACCGAAGGACGGCGATCTACGCGACAGCATCGAGCACACTGTGCTTACGGGCAATGCACATGTCGGCTCGAATCTACCAGAGGCTGAGGCTCGGGAATTTGGCAGTCCGGCGGTTCCGCCCCAGTCGTTCCTTAGCGGCTCGGCGTTTCGCATGGCAGCGGAGGTGTGCGACCTCATCGGCGATCATTTCTCGAACTACCTCGCTAGTACGAAGAGGTAGGTGAGTTCTCTGGGCAGCAGCGGCAATTCCATAGAAGCAGCGCATGGACGTTTATCGGATCGGCGTCACCATTTCGATGGTGAACAACGCTTCGGCAGTCCTGGGTGTGATCCAGCGGGACGTGCTGAGGCTGCACCAGTCGGTGGATATGCTGACCGGCGGCTTCGCTGCGGCAAAGGCGGCGGTTGCTGGGCTTGGCGCGGCGCTTGGCGGCGACAGTGTGCTCGGGGTAATGGGCAAGCTAGTGGGTCAAGGAAAGGAGCTGGCACGCCAGCAGGGCTTGGTCCAAGAACAGTTGCGGCATAGACCGGCGGTGATTCCTACCTTGCCGACCGGAAGAAGCTTCAACGTTGTGACACAGGCGTTGGTGGCAACGAGCGAGTCCGAGGACTTCAAGGACGAACACCAGCTGACTACGGCGTCCGGTAGAGCAGCCCGTGCTCAGAGCAACTTGACTTTCGATGTCAAGGCACGACCGCTAATGGGGTCGATACTCGGCGTTAGCGATCAAGATAAGTCGTTCCACCAAGCGAAGACGCCGACAGCCCCGGACGGTTCGCAAAAGCCGAACCCGGCTACGGTGATGAATTCGGCGATCGGTACGAGCAGCTTTATTGACCCGATCATGTCCGCTCTGGCACAGAGTATGAACGCCAGTGGCACCAATGCCTCAATACCTCGGGCCAGCACTCCGCTGCAGCCAGCAGTCTGGGATCTGACGGGCGGCGTGATGAGCGGCAACCAGCAGGGTGACTCCGCAGAGGCACCTGGGTCGCAGGCAAAGCTTTATCCGTCCGGCGACCATATCGCCCAGCAAGTCGGAACCGTGTTCGCTACACAGCGAGCGCGGTCGGAGACAGACCCCCCCTTGAATCGCGACGCGTCCAGGATCGGCAGCCTTAACGCGCTGGTGCCGAACGACCCGACCGAGAATATCAAAACGTTCCAGAGAACGTGGAGCAACCTTTTGACCACGCTCGGCACTCCGCTGGTGGATACTGCGAGCAACCTGATGGTGTCGCTCACCCGCGCGATGAATGACTTCAGTCAATGGGCGGTAGCGCATCCCGGATTGATAGGGGCCATCGAGAAGACTGATGGCGCACTAGCGGCACTGGCTGGAGCAGCTGGGCTGTTCGCGATCGGAGCAAAGGCAGCGACTGCGCTCGGTCTGTTGACCGGCCCAACCGGGTTGATCGGATTGGGAGCGGGTATCGAGATGTTGGGCAAGGCATTGCCGTCGGCGGCGTCTTGGCTGGAGCACTTGGCGGCAGGCTCGGCCACTGGAGTGGCAACGGGCTCTGCTGTCTCTGTCATCGGGACACCGACCGGGGCTACAAGCGTGGCGGGCTTGGGGACGCTGAGCTCGGGCACGACCAGTGGCATTGGCGCGAGAATGCCGATCGGCAGTTCGGCTGTACCACCGAGCGCGTCGAGTGCGGGACCGAACGGGCCGGTGCCGGTTTATGTCGTGAACGGCCGCGATATTGCCGATGGAACCACCGCGCACCAGGCAGCGCTGATATCCGCGCCGCCCAATGGCCCGACCGGGGGCGACCCTCGGATGAGCCTGCCGATGCCAGCTTTTGGCTCAATTGTCGGGCTGTAGCGCATGTCGGGGTTCGTTTCAGCCGCTGTCGGCATCGCCGGGGCGGTATCGGAGATCCTCGGGCTTGGTGGGGGCGAAGTTACGCTGGGCAGTGCGACATTCGCCGACCTCGCACTACCATCGAGGATGACGTGGGGCGGCTATCAGAGGCTGGTACGCCACGTTGCGCCGGGCGGCGTGGTGGTAATGTCTTCGCTTGGCCCGGACTGGAAGCCGATCTGTTGGAGCGGGGTCATCGAGGGTACAGGCGCTTCGGCGCGGGCCAAGCTGCTCTATGCGATGATGCTCGCCGCGCAGGCGCTCCCACTGGCGTGGCTTGACCAGCTGTGGGTCGTGGTGATCCAAGAGTTCTACGCCGATGACACTACAGTCGGGTGGGTGCCGTATCGGATCGCCTGTGCGGTAAGTGCCGATCCTTCACAGCTCGCCGGACCGGGTGATCCAACACTGCTGGACCAGGTGCAGGGCGATATCAGCGCTGCACTGGGTTTCGATGTAGCGGACAACACCGTGACGCCGGCAATGACCGCGGTGCAGCAGCAAGCCGCTGTGCCGAATGCTCTGACCTTCGGTTCTGCGGCGTTCACGACACTGACGGCTAATGTGGGTGCGGCCCAGGCCGCCTTGGGCAATGCGATCTCGGAGGCCGAGAGCGGCCTCAACGGAGTGGGTGGCTTGGGGGTGAGCGGTCCGGCGGCGGGGCTCACCTGGATGAACACTGCTGTCACGCAGACCGGAGATCTGGCGAATGCCGTGGCGGCGAACGGGCTGATGGGCCGGATCGCGACCAATCTGGCGAATGCGAGCACATGAATACGATTTCAGTGGTGGGCGGCGATCTCTTCCATATTGCCGCACAACAGCTTGGAGACGCGACGCAGTGGATACGGATTGCGCAGTTGAACAGGCTGATTGACCCGAATGTACCCGGGCCAATGATCCTGCAGATCCCAGATGTGAATCCCAACGCCACGGGCGGCGTCGCCACGCAGTGACAATGCCGATCAACAACGCCTATTCGCCGCCGGCGGTGATCAGGCCACGGCTGCGGGTCCTGGTGAACGGGGTAAGCATACCAACTGCAATTTCGGCCTCCGTCACCAGCACGAACAACTATCATGGTGACCGTTACACGGCGATGCTGGCGCCGCCGATCTCGGGGCTCGGCAGCTTTGCGTGGTGGGAGCAGCAGACCGATATCGCCGCCGATGTGCAGATAGGCATGGTGCCTCTCGGGGCGCCGGAGAGCGCGGTGGTCTGGCAGTCCATCGTGCAGGGACCGGTGGATCGCACCACGCACTGCTTCAACGCCGGGGCGATCCAGCTCGAGGGTCGCGATTACACGGCGAAGCTGATCGACTTCAAGACCGAGCTGGCCAACGTCAATCAGACATCGAGCGAGATCGTCGCATCGTTGGCCGCACAGGTCGGGCTGCAGTCACAGGTGGCGCGGACCACGACGCCGGTGGGACGATATTATGAGTTGGAGCACGCCAGCGTGCAGCTCAATCAGTTCCACAGGGCTATCACCGGATGGGATGAGGTGGTGCTGCTGGCTCGATACGAGGGGTTCGACGCCTTTTTTGTCGGCGATACGTTGTATTTCCAGCCGCCCGTTGCCATGGGATCGGACCCGTATTTGCTGTGGTGGCAGCAGGACGATCAAGGGCGAGCGCAGAGCAATATGGTCGAGTTCTCGGCCGAGCGAGCGCTGACTGTCGCCAAGGGCGTGAACGTGATAGTCAAGTCCTGGAACGGCAAGCAGGCGCGAGCGTTCACCCGAGGGTATCCGAGCGCCAAGCCTGTCGGAACAACCAGCAACGTCCAGCAATACGTGTTCGTCCGACCGAACCTGACCGAAGACCAGGCACAGCAGCTCGCCAATCAAGTGTACGCAGAGATTATCACCCACGAGCGTACGATCAATGTGACGCTGCCGGGAGACTTGATCCTGACGCCGCGCGTGCTGGTGCAGTTGACGGGGACGGGCACCGGCTACGATCAGACGTATTATCCGAACACCGTCAGGCGGACGGTCGGTCGAGGCGGCTATCTGATGCACCTGAGCGCCAAGAATCACAGTCCGCAGACGGAAGTGGCTGCGCCATGAGCGCCGATCATCTGCTGAACGCGTTGAAGTTGCACATGGCCAGCATGGATGCGCAGGTTGGACGGGCCCGTATGGGTGTAGTCCAGAGTTACGATCAGAACAGCGGTACCGCGAAGGTGCTCATCCAGCCGGAAGGCGTGCTGACGAGTTGGCTACCGGTGCTGTCGCAATCGGTAGGTGCAGGCTGGGGGGTTCATATACCGCTGACAGGTGGCGAGCAGGTGCTGGTTCTGCCAATGGAAGGCGATGCCGACAACGGGGTGATTGTTGGCCGCGCCTGGTCCGACCAAATGCAACCGCCCCAGAACCCGTTTGGTGGCATACTGGGCGCGGCCCAGATTCTGCTTCTCGACAAAAGCGGGTCGGCACTGCTGCTCGACTCGGCGGGCAACATCAAAGTGAAGAACGCTGCCGGGGCCAGTGCGCTCATCGAAAACAACGGGCAGATCGCGCTCGCCGATGCCTCCGGGGCCTCGATCGTGCTGAGCAATAACGGCACCGTGAATGTCAATGGCACACTGGCAGTGAGTGGTGACATCATCGATCTGAACAACGTGCATGGCTCGGTGCAAACCCTGCGGGCCGCCTACAATGCCCATGTCCATCCCGGCGTTGAAGCCGGCGGGAGCAACACTGGCACAACCGACGATCCGGTGCCCTGATGGCAGATATTTCGCACGTGGTTGGCTCCGATCTCGCGCTCGGGCCGACCGGCGACCTCGCGGCCGTGAGCGATCCAAGCCTCGGCCAGCAACGAGTTCTGCGTCGGCTTCTGATCAATCCTGGCGACTATATCTGGAACCTAACCTATGGCGCCGGACTACCGGGCATGGTCGGCCGGCCGGCCAACGCCACGGCGATCCAAGGGCTTATCACCTCACAGATGCTTCGCGAGTCCGCCGTGGCGCAGTCGCCGCTGCCGCAGGTCACCGTCTCTTCCGATAATGGTGGTACCGTCTATGCCTATGTCCAGTATGCCGATGCCATTACAGGACAGACGCAAGTGCTGACGGTGCCACTGTAGCGAGATACCAGCTTTCGGTTACCAGGGTTCTGGTAATTGATGGCAGAAGCCAGATCTTTGGTAACTGATGACTAAAATGCGGGAACCCAATCAGTGCTGCCATTGCAGACCTTCACCGCCTTGGTGCAGCAATTCGCCGTCGCGGCGCAGGGGGCAGCCACCGCGTTGCTCGATTTCACGGTTGGCTCGATCTCGCGCGCGTTAGCCGAGGGTTGCGCTTCGATCGCGTTGTGGCTGCAATGGATTGCGGTGCAAATCCTGCAGATGACCCGCGCCGCGACCAGCCAGGGCCCGGCGCTCGATAGCTGGATGGCGGATTTCTCGCTGACCCGGCTTCCGGCGGAAGCAGCCAGCGGGCCGGTGACGTTCTCGCGTTTCACAGCAAGCAGCGCGGCGCTGATCTCTGTGGGCGCACAGGTGAAGACCGCCGACGGCACGCGCACGTTTGCGGTAGTGATGGATATCACAAATAGCCTGTGGAACGCTGTGCAGAACGGCTTCCTGATACCGGCCGGCACCGCATCAGGGATCTGTACGGTGCAGGATGTCACGACGGACGCCAGCGGCAACCTGTCGGTCGGCACGGCAGGCAATGTGACGGCTGGCAGCATTTCACTGCTGGCGAGTGCGATTCCCGGGATCGATACCGTGACGAACCAGGTAGTGTTCACGAACGGGATCAACGCCGAGACAGATGCGGCGTTTCGGGCGCGCTTCGCGAATTATATCCAAACGCGGAGCCTGGCCACCGATGGCGCGGTGTCCTACGCGATCCAGTCGGTGCAGTCGGGCTTGCAGTTCACAATCCAAGAGAACGAGGCTGGCGGGTCATATCAACCGGGCAATTTCGTGGTGACCGTCGATGACGGTTCGGGCAACCCGCCGTCCACTCTGCTATCGGAAGTCTATGCCGCGATCAATGCGGTGCGGCCGGTGGGTTCGACGTTCACTGTGCAGGGGCCGGGCGACCTGACGGCGAGCATCACCTTCTCGCTGACGACGAACCCGACGAGCAACAAACCCAACCTGATCGGACCAATCACGACGGCGATCAACGCTTACGTCGATACGTTGCCGGTAGGCGCCACATTGGCGTTCACGCGGCTCGCGGCGGTGATCTATGGCGTTGACCCAAGCATCGTCAATGTGACGTCACTCGAGATCAACGGTGGCACAGCCGATATTGTGCCGACACAGAGCCAGGTGGTGAAGGTCGGAACGGTGACGATCTCCTGACATGGCGACCGGCGATCAGAACGATATGGCGGCCCGCATCCGGGCCGTCCTGCCGGCTGGATGGTTCCCGGACAGCGCGCCGATCCTGACGGCCATCCTGACAGGGTTTGGCGCGGTATGGGCGCCGATGTATGCCCTGTTGGCCTGGGTGCAGTCGCAGACCCGCATCACCACGGCGACTGGTGCGAACCTCGATCTGATCTCGCTCGATTTCTTCGGTGGCGACCTGCCGAGGCGAGCCGGCGAAAGCGACGCGGCCTTCGAGGCACGGATTGAACGCGAGTTGTTCCGGGCGAAGGGCACGCGCGCCTCGGTAGTGCGGGAGTTGACCGACCTGACCGGGCAGACGCCTCGTATCTTCGAGCCGCGCCTGACGTCCGACACCGGCGGCTACACGATTGGCGGCGTCGGCTATGGAGCGGGCGGCGGCTACGGAAGCCTGCTGCTGCCGTTCCAGTTCTTCGTGCAGGCGTATTTTGCCATCGCCACGCCAATCGCGAACGTCGGCGGCTACTATGTAGGCGCAGGGTGGGGTGGTGGCGGATACGGCGCCGGCGCGATCGAGTATGCCGATACCGAGAACGTGCCAGGCTTGATTCAGGATTCCGACATCTACGCTGGGGTGAACAACGTCCGGCCAGTGGCAACGATCGCCTGGGTGGCGATTTCCGCGGCACCGGTGCTGCCCGATCCTCCTGGCGTCTGCGGGGGAGTGATGGCGTCGTGACTGTATGGGATGGCGTGCCGCCGAACACCGAGCCGGGATGGCATCTGCTGCGCCGGAAGCCGAGCGCCTATCCCAGGCCGCCTTGCGGCGGCCGCGAAGAGGCTTATCACTACAACAGCAACCGGCGGCTTCCGTGGGAACGCAGGGAGGATTGCTTGCGTAAAGGCTATTCCCGCGAATGGATTGCGCGCGAATGGGAATATGCGGGGCGGCTCGTGCTTGAGGGGACGTCATGACGATCGGCCCGAATAGTCTCGGCCTGTCGTGGACCGCTCCGACATCGGGGGGCGCGCCGATATATGGCTACACGATCGTGTCGCGGGTAACAGGCACGGGTCCATTCTCTATTGTCGCCGCGGGCCTGACCGGTACGAACTACGAGGTCACGGGGCTGACGCCGAGCACGTCGTTCGATTTTGCGGTATTCGCTGTGAATGCCAACGGTCCCGGCCCGATATCGGCGATCATCACGCAGGCGACGCAGGGCGCGGTGCCGAACGTGCCAACCGGACTTGTGGCTTCCGCGGGGTCGCCGGCCTATTCGGCCGTGGCGCTGTCCTGGACGGCGCCGGCCACCGGTGGACTTTATGGACCAGCCACCAGCTACGTCGTCCAATATAGAGTGCATGGCAGCGGGAGTTGGACGACGGCGGCCAGCAGCGTCATGAGCGCCAGCTACATGGTAACGGGGCTCTCGCACGACACGGCCTACGATTTCCAGGTGTTCGGAGTGAACAGTGTCGGCGCGGGCGCGGCTTCCAGCATGGTAACACTGACGACTGACTATGCCCCGCCGAATGCGCCCATGGTCAGCAGTGTCGCACCGGTGAATGACGGCACCACGTCGGAGCTGGCGGTCACATGGACAGCGCCGGCGACCGACTCGACACATGATGCGGCGACCGGGTACAACCTGCAATACAGCATCCACGGCGCCGGGTCCTGGACGCTTGTTACTGGGGTAGCGAGTCCTTACACGATCACCGGACTGTCGGCGGGCACGTCCTATGACGTGGAGGTGGAGGGCACGAATGCATCCACGACCTCGCCCGGCGCATGGTCGAGCGCCACGACGAACAGCACATACTCGAGTGCGCTGACGTGGGGCGTCAGTGGGCAGCCGCAATCGTCGTTCACGCATGGTTCCGGGAACATTAACGGGGTGAACAACGCGGGCATCAACGTCAGTGCATCGCCCGAGCCGTCCACCGTCTATCTCGACGCCACCACGTCGAACACCGTGATCCCGACCGCCGGGCTGACCAGCGTGACCTATTACAATTCGACCTATCAATGGGCGGCCTATTATCCGGTGCCTGACGCGCCGGGCACCTATTACCTGTGGGCATTGGCGCAAAACAGCAGTGGCAATCTGATAGGCGCCATGGTCTCCGGCGCAATCACTGTCTCGTAGCCCGCATCTGCGAACGCAGAAGGCTACAACCGGAGTTCCCGATGTGCGTGACCAAAACCGCCATGCGGCGGCGCCGACAGATGCGCCGCGATCATCGCTATCGGGCCCGAGGCCCAGCAAGCCTGGCCCTACGAAGGCAGTGGACAACAAGCCAGGGCGCAAAGACGGCAAAGACGCCGACGAGCCCAGGCCGCAAGTAACCTGGCGCTGCCCTTGTGGCTACGTGAATCTGGCGCACCACACCTGGTGCTCGCGCTGCTCGGATGGGCGCAAGTGTTGACACGCCGCGTGTTCGTCGTGCTGACCCCGGACAGGCAGCCGTGGACCGACCGCGCCTTCGGGACGGAACAGCATGCGTGCGGCTCGGTCTGCGGTGCGATGGGCGTGTATTGGCCACAGCTTGCGGCGGGTGGCTGGCGCATCGTGCCAGCCGAACTGCTTATCAGTTGCCAGTAGTCAGTGGTCAGTCGTGGACGGCATTGATCGCGCAAGCTGTCGCCTGCGGCGGCGTGCCAGTGCATTTCGATAGCCTGCCGCTTGCGATCGAATTTCTGCGCATGGTCACGCACCAGATCGTGCCCGAGCAATGGGTGGCGATGGTCAAGGCGCTGATCCCGGCGCCGCACACCGCAGAGGCGGTGAGGGCTGCGCAGGATATGGCGACCAAGTGCCTCGGCACGCCTTCTTAATCTTCGAAACCACACCCTGACGCGAGAAGCAAATGGACAGACAAATTGTTTATCCGGGAGCCATTCCGCTCGACACCGACGTGCTGAACCTCGAACGCAACGTCATGATCGCAGAAGGCTTTCTGGCCCAGGGGGCGTTCGGAACCGGGACGCAGGTGTGGGGGCTTTCCTGCGGGCCAACGACCCCGGCTTCGATGAGCATCTTGGTGGGGCCGGGCGCGATCGTTTCCCAGCAGGTGGTCGATCAGAACGCCTTCGGCTCGCTGGCGGCCGACACCACCGATGCGCTGGTGAAGGTCGGCATCAATCTGACCAGCACCACGCTGACCACCACGGCGCCATCCAGCGCGGGGCAGTCGATCAACTACCTGATCGAGGCATCGTTCCTTGAAGAAGATACCACGCCGGTGGTGCTCCCGTACTACAACGCTTCCAATCCGGCGCAGCCGTACACGGGTCCGTCCAACTCCGGCGCGGCGCAGAACACACAACGTTTGCAGCGAGTGCAGTTGCAGCTCAAGGCTGGCATCCCAGCCAACGCCGGCACGCAGACCACGCCGGCGGTCGATAGCGGCTGGGTCGGGCTCTACGTGGTGACTGTCGCCTACGGGCAGACCACGGTTACGACTGGGAACATCAGCGCCTACCCGGCGGCGCCGTTCGTCGGTGGCGGGAAGCTGACCACAGGCCGGCTCATCAACGTACAGACGTTCACCACCAGCGGCACGTATTGGTCCACCCCGGGAACTGCCTCGATAATTATCGAGGCGGTCGGCGGCGGCGCCTCGGGCGGCGGCACGGCGGCCACCGGCGCCGGACAGGGCTCGGTGTCAAGCGGAGGGGGCGCCGGCAGCATCGCGGTCGGGCGCTTCACGTCGGGCTTCACCGGCGGCTTAGCGGTCACGATCGGAGCTGGGGGCGGTGCACCGTCCGCGGGTCAGAACAACGGCAACAACGGCGGCACGACGAGCGTCGGACCGCTGATCTCGTGTCCTGGTGGTCTCGCCGGTGTCGGCGGCCCGGCCACCAACGGCAACCTGATCGTGTCGCCCGCCGGCAGCGTCGCCAGCTCGCCGAGCGGTGGCAACATCTACCAGGCAGTAGGGCAGCCTGGCAGCTACGGGCTCATGTTCAGCCCAAGCACCGGCTACTATGCCGGCGCGGGGACGGGTGGTGTCTCGCCGTTGTCAGCGGGAGCCAGCGGCCCTGGCGCCGGCGGCGCCGGCACGAACGCGGCTGGGGCCAGCTCGGCGGCGAGCGCCGGGATCGCCGGCAATGCCGGGATCGTCGTCATCTACGAATACGCGTGACGCCGCATGCCAACCATCGCCCAACTGCCGGCTGCCGCGCAGGCGTTGTCGAACGCTGATCTGATCCCGATCGATCAGAACGTTGGTGGGACTTACACGACGGGGCAGACGAACCTTGGCTCGCTGCTGTCTTTGCTGGCCGCTAGCAACCTGCTGCCAGTGTCGATGTATAGCGGCGCCGGCGCGCCGACGAGTGCGGTCGGCAGCGTCAACGGCGATGCCTACCTGAACACACAGAACGGCGATCTGTGGCAGTTTGCGTCCGGCACCTGGACGATGGTTGGGTCGCTGCTCGGGCCGGCTGGTGCTGCGGGCGCGCAGGGGCCGGCGGGGCCGAGCTATTCGATCACCGCGCAGCCCACCGTGACCAGTATCGCCGGGACCGACCTAGTTGGGATCAGCCAAGGTGGGTCGGATCATACGATTACGCTGGCGAACCTGCTGAATGGCGAAACGATCGACCAGGGCGCCGCGGCTGCGCCGGCGTCGAGCACCGACACGTTCTGGGTCGGCCAGGGCGGCAGCAGCATGGTGGTGCAGAGCATCGGCGCATTGTGGCCGTGGATCGTCGGGCAGTTGCGTAGCTATTTCCTGCCGGTGATCGAGTTTGTGGCGAACGCCACTCTCGATGGCTCGGTCCACAACGGTAAACTGCTGATCTGCTCGCAGCCGATCACGATCACGGCCGGCGGCACGATGGGCAGCGGGTTCTCGTGCACGATCATCAACGTATCGGCCGGCACCTGCAACCTATCGGGGTTTACGACGTCCTCGGGTAGCGGGACCCTGTCGCCCGGCCAGTCGGCGATCATCTATAGCGCGGCTTACAGCGCCGGCACCGTCTATTACGCGATGATCGCCGGTGGCGCATCGACGCCCCCCTCGCCGCCCGGCACGCCGATCGGTCTGACTGCCGGCACCCCGACAGCTTCCACCGCTCCACTGTCCTGGACGGCGCCGGGCAGCGGCGGCGCGCCGGCAAGCTACACGGTGCAGTATCGCGTCGCGGGCGGCAGTTCGTGGACGCAGGTTTCCGGGATCAGCGGTACGTCCTACAGCGTGACCGGGCTCTCGGCCAGCACCGAATACGATTTCCAGGTGCAGGCAGTGAATGCCGGCGGGACGAGTGCCTGGACAGCGACGACGAATGTCACCACGGCGGCCGGCACCGCGCCGGGCGTGCCCACGGGCCTATCGGCTGGTTCGCCGACCAGCAGCAGCGTCGCGCTGTCATGGACGGCGCCATCCGTTGGCGGCATCGGCGCGACCTACAATGTGCAGTATCAGGTGCAGGGGGCGGGTTTGTGGACTGCTGGGCCATCGACCAGCTCGACCAGCGTCACGGTGATGGGGCTCTCAGCAAGTACCACGTACAATTTCGAAGTCCAGGCGGTCAACGGTGGGTTGACGAGCGCATGGACGGCCTCGGTCTCCGAAGCAACCACGCCCGCGAGCAACTATCTGCTGACGTCCGGGCTGTATCCGTCCGGTTCGTTCGCGGCGGGTCAGGGAGGTATCCCGGTCAACGTCGACGACAACAGCACGGCGGCCGAGGGTAGCCATACCGTTCCTGCCAGCGTGTCGTTCGGCTGGTCCACGAGCAGCACGACGGCACCGAGTTCCCTGACCACTGCCGCCGGCACGTCGCAGAGCATTCCCGGCGAGACCGGCCGTAACATCTGGTATCAGTGGATCGGTGGGCCTTCGACTGCCGGGTCATACTATTTCTGGGCCATCGCCTACGACGCGAGCGGAACCCAGGTCGCGCAATACGTTTCGCCCACGGCGTTCACCTTTTCGTAGCTGCATGCGTCCCAGGCGGGTGTGCCACGTGGTCATCTTGACTACCCGCTGACCCGTTGGCGTGGGTGGCAGGTTCAAGTTGAGCCGCCGCTTGGTGAGCCGCGGCCGTTCCTGGATTCTCTGACCGCTGACCATTAGCCACTGACCGCTGCTTTGGAGTCGGAATGACCGTCGCCATGATTGCTCCCGGCGTGCCGATGATGGTCACGCCACGCCGGCCGGCGCTGATTTCGCAACTGGCCGGCATCTCCAGTGGCGGCGGTGGCGGCAGCGAAGGCAGCTTCGCGGGCCCGTATCCGTCCGCCATCTCGGGACTGACCAGCTGGTGGGATGCTGGCCTGACGGCCGGCATCCTGGACCCCTCGGGGGAGCCAATCCTAGGTTGGAACAGCACGGTCGGCAGTCTGGCGGACAAGTCTGGCGCCGGCTCGCCGCTGACGATCTATCACTACACCGGCACGACGGCGGCACCAGTGGCCACGCCGCGCCTCAATGCTCTGCTGGGAGGCGTCGGACTGAACAGCATCGTGCTGCCGAACACCTTGCCGGCCACGAACCAACCGCTGCCCGTGATGGATCCCGACCAGGGTATGTTGTCCGGCAACCTAGCTCTCGGTTCCGGGCAGGCATGGACGATTTACCTCGTCTGGTCTCGGCCCAACTGGCGACAGAACACGTCGGCACCGAGTTGCCTCTTAAGTGTCAACGGGGCCGACCTGCTGACGCTGGACAACTCCGGCGGCAGTGGCAACCTGACGCTGTTTCCAGGCGCGCACCAGACCGTCCTGACGAGTTCGATGGCGCGTCGGCATACACATGCCGTGATACTGACCAGCACGCCCGGCACCGGAATATCCGCCTGGGTGGACGGCCTGCAGTTGCTCTCGGCCGGGACCAACCCGCTGCCGTCCACCCTGACAACCGGCCTGCTGTTCCTCCATGACGGCACGAATGGCGGTGGTGCGCAGTGCTGGTTCCATGAGGCGGCCACATGGGGACATGCTCTCGATTCTGCGGACATCTCGACACTGATAAGTTGTCAGAGGCGATGGCAGCTCGGCGTCCGCAAGGGCATCCAGATCCTTGTCACCGGCCAGTCGAACGCCGGCAACGGCGTCACGTGGGGCGCATGGCACTTGCTGGCACAGGGCGTCGCCTACTACCTCGGAGCCCTGGCCTACGGGCTGATCGGCAGCTACACGGGCGGTTCCACCGATACGACGTGCATCGGCGGAGAGGGTATCTATAACGTGCTGGCGGGCGATCCGGGCGCAGGGCTGACGGGGTCGTTCATTGTCGATCCGGACAATGGGTCGAACCCCGATACGTGGTCGATCGGTGCCGACGGCGAGGCCGTGCAGACATTTCTTTCTGCTGTGCCGGCAGAAGATCTTGCAGATATTGTTGCGATCCTGTGGCCATGGTCGGAGACCGACAGCACTCGGGTCTATGCGGAGAAGGCCACGCTCATCGAAGCCGCCGAGCAATGGCTGTCGCTGGAACGCGGCATGCTGTCTCGGTCTGCGACGAGCCTGCCGCTTTTATGGTGGAATGCTATTCCGTTCCCGTGGAGCAACAACGGCGGGACGCAGATGCACCGGGAGGCGGTTGCCATGATTGCGGGAACTCCCGCGCAGAATTGCGTGATTGTGCTGCCGCAGACGTCGGACAGCATTCCGCTCGGATCGACATACGATGCCACCACTGGCCTATGGGCGATCGGGGCGGCCGGTCAGATCCACCGATCAGAACCGGATATGCTGCGATTCGGCATGGCGGGGTCACCGGTGGCGGCGCGGGCCGTGCTGGCATCCACTGGCGGCGATACCATCACGTCATTCCCGACTGGCGTTCCGGCCGTGGGCGGCCCGCAGATCGTCCATGCCTATTTGGAAAATAGTAGCACCGTCATCCTCACGATCCAGCATGATGCCGGCAACGATCTGGTGATCCCCCTATTGGCGCAGTCGGGCCAGGGCTTCGCCATTATGGACGGCGGCTCGGTGGCGTCGCCCGGAACGATCGTGAACGCAACGGCCTGCACGCGGGTCGATGCCACACACCTGCAACTGATGCTGGCGCAGGCGTTGGTCAATCCGGCACCGGATTGCCTGCTGTTCTACCCGTATGGATATTTCGACATCGGTACCGGCAGCGCGGTAACAGACAACTTTTCTATCCTCGCGCCACCGACTGCATGGGACATCGCGGCCGACCTGAATTGGTCGTGGACGTCACTGGGCGGCGGCACGCTGCCGATCAACTGGCCGCTCGCGGCCACGACAACGCCGATCGCTCTAAGCACCACGCCTGACTAAGGAACGCACATGAGCTACCTGAACCTTTCGGTTGCGACAAAGGCCAATCGGGCGACCCAGATCATCAACGGGCTCGGTTCGGGCGGCTACGCGATGTTCTATTCCGGCAGCTACCCTAGCAGCCCCGACGATCTCGTCTTGTCGGGCAACCTGCTGGCCTCACTGCCGCTGTCCGGTACCCCCGGAACCATCGTCTATTCAGTACAGAACGCCGCTGTAAACGCGGGCGGTTCCGGCGGCACGAGCGGGACGCAGACTGTCACCGGAACGACCGGAACGGGGACCAAATTCCAGGCCAGCGTGATAGTCTCCGGTGGGGCAATTGCGGCGGTCAGCTCCATCACCGTGGCGGGCTTGTACACGACGCTGCCGAGCAACCTGAACGCCGAGCCGGTGACGGGGGCAGGCCTGACCGGCGCAACGCTGTCGCTGGCGATGACGGCGGGCGTGAGCTTCAACGCGATTACGACGGAGAACGCGAGCGCCACCGGCTCTGTTGGGTTCTGCCGCCTGGCTGCAAACAATACAGCCGGCGCCGCCGGGATCGTCGATCTCGATGTTGGAACCTCGGGCACTAGCGTGATCGTCAACACTACATCGTTCGCCAGTGGTGGACCGATCGTGGTTTCGAGCGCGGCCATTACCGAAGCCTGAGTGGACGACCGCCGGACGCTTCGCCGCGCGGGATAGATTATGATCGTCGTTCTGCTGATCACGGCCGGCAGCGGCACATGGAACCCGCCGACGAGCGGCGCGAATGCCTGCCCCGCCGGCACTCTCCTGACGATCGAGTGTTGGGGCGCTGGCGGCGGCGGTGCCTGCGTGGCGAGCGGGCGCAGCGGTGGTGGTGGCGCATACTGCGTCGGAACCTACTCCGTCACATCTTACGACGTAACGAATGGCATCAATTATAATGTCGGCTCTGGCGGTACCGCCTCGGCGGGGTCCAATGGCGGCACTGGCGGTTCCACGTGGTGGCTTGCTAGCAGCACCATACTCGCCGCAGGTGGTGCTGGCGGCACGACTACCGGCACGACGCAGGGCGGCCAAGCATCCTCGTGCGTCGGATATACTACGGCGTATAGCGGCGGCAACGCGCCCCCATCGGATGGCGGCGGCGGCGCGGCAGGCCCGAATGGCACTGGCGGCAATTCTACGGGCTCTTCGGGCGGCGCAGGTGACAACGGTAGCGGCGGTGCTGGCGGTGCCACCGCTACCGCCGGCACATCCAACACGTCGGGCGGCGGTGGCGGCGGCGAAACAGGCAGCGGCAACCCAGGGGGAGTGGGCGGCACGCCCGGCGGCGGCGGCGGCGGGGGCAACGGCTCGCACGTAGGCGGCGCCGGCGGCGCCGGCCAGATCAGAATCACCTATACCCCGCCGAGCGGCGAGACCGCCAGCATTGCTGCCATTACGCGGACGCCAAGCGTTTCTTTCTCGACGGCAATCGGCGAGGCCGCGAACGTAACGGCCATTGCCCGGCTTCCGACTGGTGCGGTTTCTGCTGAGAAGGGTGAGACCACCGCCATCGTGGCCGCGGTCGCGCGGCCGGCTGCCCTAAGCATTGCACAGACCGGCGAAGCTGCGTTCGTGGCGGTCACTGCTTCGAGGCCGCAGGGAGCCGCGGGCACGCGGGTCGGCGAGACTGCTGATATAGTGGCCGCTGCGCTGCGACCCAACGCAGTTGCCCATTCGCTTCGGGGTGCGGCCGTGACGATCACGGCTGCGGTGCCCCCGCCATTTGCCGTTGCCAGCGGCAACACTGAAAGCGGAGCGTGGGCGAGCATCAGCGCAAGCGTGCCACAGCCGAAGGCATTTGTCGCCGGCGTAGCGGGTGATACGGTTGAGCTTGTCGTCGCTGCTAGACGTCCGTCTGCATTAGGGCGCATGGCGATAGGCGCGGCGGCGGCGACGATCGCCGGCTTTGCGCAACCTCCATCGGGGGGCGTCGTCGCAGTGGTCGGCGAGAGCGGGCGGCTCATTGCTTTCGCGCCGTGCCCGGCTGCCGGCTTCGGTGCAACTGCGCACTGGGTCGATATCATGTCGGCAATGGCGGCGACGGTGCCGCGCCCGATCGCAACGGCAGCGCTCATGGCGAGTGTTATGCGCGTGCCCGACCAAGCGCTGGCGGTGCTTCCAGGGGTACGGCGGCTTGCCGCGACAGCGTCCACCCGGAGCCACCTAGCGCCCGCTGATCTCTGGAGCCCCTAATGCCAGTAACCGCCCGGTATACGCCGATCTCGCCGGGAGATGCCAACGAAGCACTTGCGTTCGACTTCTCTCCCATTCTGTCGGGGGGTGAGACCGTGACGGGTGGTACATTGACGGTTGCAACCAATACGTTCCCGCCCGCAGTTTCGATGGCGCTAACGGTAAATTACGTCGTCGTCTCAGGTAGTGCCCTGGTGGCGAGCGTGACGGCCGCGAGTAATGGCAGCGGCGATCAGATCTTGACCTTCACCGCAGCAACAACGCTGCGGCCAAGCCTGTCGCGCACCGCGCTGATCTTCGTCGGGCCGACATCATGAGAGAGGGCGCCGACGAGATGAGTGATCGCACCCGAACACCAGATGACACCGAGAGGCCCGCCGACCTTTCCGAACGCGTCACCCGCTTGGAGGTCTGGCGCCAGGCGGATCGGGAACGGATGATAGCGTTTGAAACCGAGGTCCGAACAGGATTGATGGACCTTCGCGGTCGGTCGGACGCGATCTTCACGCGCCTCAACGACATCGTTCAGGCCCAGGCGATGCAGGCAGGCAATCGGCAGACGTGGGGCAGCGTCGTTGAGTGGGCCCGCATGCTGATCGCGAGTGCGCTTGGGGGCGCCATCGGCTATTTCGCACCCCATTTGGGACACTGATTTAGTTATCATCTCAACCAACTGAGGGCTCCCGATGGGCGAGTTGCATGTTGTCACCGCGATCGCCAATCCGATCCGGTGGGCAAGCAGAATTCGGCTGTATCGCGATTTCGAGCAGCATATGCTCGACGGCGGAGTACGGCTTACGGTGGTGGAATGCGCTTATGGCGATCGCCCGCACGAGCTGGTCGGCAATCCGCACGTAAACCACGTTCCGGTTCGGGCCAAGACGCTGGTGTGGAACAAGGAGAACCTGATCAACCTTGGCATCGCACGCCTGCCGCAGGACTGGCGCCATGCCGCCTGGATCGACGCCGACGTGGAGTTCCGCAAGCGCGACTGGGCCAACGAGACGGTACATGCGCTGCAGCAATACGACGTGGTACAACCGTGGTCCGATTGCTACGACCTGGGACCCAACGACGACCACCTGACCGCGCACCGCTCGTTTGCTCGCATGGTCCATGAGGGCAACGTCATTAGCGTGAGCGACGTTGGGGGCGGCCGTTTCGCCCATCCGGGTTACGCTTGGGCGGCCACTCGGCGCGCTCTAACGCTGCTTGGCGGCCTGATCGAGACGGCGGCCCTAGGGGCTGGTGATCACCACATGGCGCTCGCTCTGACCGGGCGCGTGCGCGAGAGCGTGCCCGGGGGAATCTCGGAGGGATATCTGCGGCCGTTGCTGCGCTGGCAGGATCGCGCCACCCAGCACATCGCGCAGAACATCGGCTACGTGCCAGGTACCATTGAGCATGCCTGGCACGGGTCCAAGGACAAGCGCGCCTACGTCGATCGATGGACGATTTTGACTCGCAACGGCTTCGATCCTGATACCGACCTGCTTCGCAACACCTGGGGCGTGTTCGAACTCGCCGGCAACAAACCCGGACTGCGGCGGGACATCGACCGGTATTTCCGAGCTCGAGACGAAGACTCCAATACCATCTGACAGAGGGTGATCCATGAACTCCAATCAGCGCGGCGCAGTAGCAACCGGCGCGGCTTCCTCCGGCGTAGCCGGAGCGACTGTTGTTATCCTGACCTGGGCGCTGGGCCTGCTGCATGTCGAAGTACCTGCCGAGGTAGCAGCGGCGCTGCTCGTCGTGCTCTCGCCGGCGCTGCATTTCGCCGTGGTGCGGCTCGGCATTGACCGCGTGGCCGCGGGTGCGGGAGAGCAGAGGTGAAGCGCCGCCATGCTCTGACCGGCACGAGTATGTTGTTCGTCGCGGCGCTGATCGGGTGCACCCGGTCCTCCGATGTTCCGGCGACGGTCGCGACCGATGCCGGGCTGATTGCGTCCGGTCTTGCAGGGTCGTTCAAGGACATATCCGCGGTGCCAGGGGCCATACTGGCGGCATTGACTGACCTTGCGAGTGCTGCGCAGGCGCTAGCCGATGAGGACACGATCGCGTCTGCTCAACCGCTGGTGCAGCGGGTTGAGGCGGACGTGAACGCGGTGGTCACCGCGGTTGGGGCGCTGCCTCTGCCTGCCAACGCGGCGTCGGCGCTACAGGCGGCACAGGTACTGCTGGTAGTGATCGAAGCCGGGGTCAACCTGGTGGTGACGGCGAGCAGTACACGAGCGGCGATGACTCCTGAGCAGGCGCGCCTAGTGCTGGCTGCGGCGGCAATCCGCTGACGTGCCCGCCGATAAGAGGCAGACGAATCAACTTACGCATAGGTCCATGCAGCGAGGAAGGAATGAAGCGCAAGCTGGGGCGTTTGCCGCACGATCGTGCGCTATTTGCGCAACTGCCGACAGTTGCAGCCCATCTCGCCGATTTACCCGCTGTACCGGCTGTCGTGGACTGGAGTCGGGACGTGGCGCCGGGGAGCTGGGGCATGTGCGCCAACGACGTGCTAGGCGATTGCACCTGCGCCGCCGTCGCGCATGCGATCGCGCTATGGCAGAGCTACTGTCCGCCGGTTACCTTTTTGACCGATCGGGAGGTAGTGGCGCTTTATAGTGCGGTCTCCGGCTATAATCCGGGGCGGCCGGAGACCGATCAGGGCGCGCGCTGCGCCGACGTGCTGCAGCAGTGGATGAGGCAAGGTGTGGCATGCGCCGGCAGCATCGATTTGTTGTCGGCGTTTGCGACGATTGACCCTCGCAACCATGCGCATGTCCGTGCGGCATTGTGGGCAATGGGCGCGATTTATGCTGGAGTGCTGTTGCACGAGGCCCAGGAAAGCGAAGCTGTGTGGTCCGATTTGACGGGCTCGATCGTCGGTGGCCACTGTGTGCTGCTGGTGGCAGTGGACCATGATGGCTTGACTTGCGTCACCTGGGGTGAGCTGCGGCGTATGACCTGGGCTTGGTGGGATGCCTGTGCCGAGGAAGCCTATGCCTTACTGTCGCCGCGCTGGTTAGCGGCGGGACGCGCTCCGCAGGGACTTCCAGTGGCCACACTGCAGGCGGACATGTCGGTGTTTGCCGCCGGATAGGGCTCTTGAGGTGGTGGATGCCGCGGGAGGCAGCGCGCGTGGGGACCGTCGCGCCGCGACGCAATCGGGTCCCTCGGCCATGAAGTCACATGAGGCGACACCATGAAGTCTGCTCGGAAGATCGGTGACGGCATGCGGGGGATCGGCGACGGGATGCGCCGCATCCGCTGACCTGTCTGCAAGCTTTTCGGTCAAGAGAACCCGCGTTCGGCCTCTGGCCGACGCGGGTCTTTTTTGTTTCCGGAGCACCGGATGTCCTCTCGAGACACGGTTCACTTGCCAGGTTGATCCGCCAATGACGCCGCGGCTGGAGTTGACCCGGTTTCGTGGACACCCGAGCATTTGCGTTCGAGGAGTCCACCATGTCGAAAGCAAGACGAGTTTACGCACCTGAGTTCCGTCACCAGATGGTTGAGTTGGTGCAAGCCGGGCGC